AAAGAACAATGAAAGACAATATGAAACTTAAACAAGAATTAGAACTTCTTAAGTTATGTGGTCGTTATAAAAATTTAGAATTAGGCCCAGAGTTTGCAACCGTTCGAGAGAAATGTAAAGATATTCAACCTAAACCTTCAGATATAGACATCAATACTCCACTTGACAATTCTGAATAATTTCTATATAATTAAGCTATAGCCGCCGAAAGGGGTTAGATTTAATTTTGCTTAAAAGGAGGAAATTATGATTAGATCACTAATAGACTGGGAACCATATAGACCATTTACAGTTGGCTTTGATTCCCTGATGGACAGACTCACAACCATACAAATGGATGCACCGAGTTATCCACCATACAATATCAGAAAAATAGACGATTTTAAATATTCAATTGAAGTAGCATTAGCTGGCTTTGATAAAAAGAATATTGACATTAGTTATGCTGATAATACACTTACAATAAAATCTAAAAAACAAGACCAAGACGATAAAGAGATTATGCATAAAGGTATCTCACAAAGAGCCTTTACTAGATCTTTTTGTCTTGCTGAAGACGTAATTGTTAATGGTGCAGAATTCACTAATGGCATGCTATCTATTCAATTAGAAAAAATAGTACCAGAAGAGAAGAAACCTAAAACAATTAAAATTAAATAATAACAACCGTGCCCCCTCTTACAGGAGAAACAAATGTCAGATATAAATTCATTTAAAGAAAAAATAGATAAGATACTTAATGATGCAATAGAAACTAATAAGGAACAAATCATAGGCGGAGCAGCAGATGATTTTCCTACTTATAAATATTTAGTTGGAGTTGGTCAAACTTTATCAGATATGAAATCAAGGTTTCATGATGAGTATATCAAATTATTTAAAACAGGAGAAGGAGAATGATTATGAAAGGTGACGAAAATTTACCAATTCCCGCAGGTTTTAGAATATTATTAAAACCTAGGGAGATACAAGAAAAGACATCAGGAGGTATTATACTTGCTGATACTACTAAAGAATGGCAGAAACATGCCACAAATATATCTAAAGTAATATCTATGGGGCCTGAATGTTATGGAGAAAAAGAAAAATATTGGTGTAAAATAGGTGATTGGGTACTTACTGGAAAATATGTTGGTAGTAAATTTAAGTATGATAATGAAGATTATACCATTATTAATGATGATGAAGTCATTGCAGTGGTTGAAAAACCAGAAAAAATATCATTAAAATAAGAAATACACTTGCATTATTGTTAAATATAATGTAAAATCATAACAAAGCCATTATGGCTTAACAGCGTTAAACGTGGGTCGCACCCAATGGAGGTCTGATATGATAGACAAAGAGATAAAAGACGAAGTTGAATCTACAGAAGAAATAGAAATAGACTTGTCTGAAAATGAAGGAGATACTCCTGAAGAGCAGAAGGATACATCTGTTCCAGTCACGGAAGTAGAATCTAAAGAAGAAGAAGAATTAGTTGAGGTTGAATCTGAAGAACCAATTGAAACTGAATCAGAAACTGAAGAAGATGATACAGAGGATTCAAAGAAAGTATTTGGCAAGCGTGCTGAAAAACGGATAAAGCGCCTTGTTGCACAAAAGAAGGAACTTGAAGAAAAGTTACGAGCTGCAGAGTATGATAAAGCTGGTTGGTTCTCTCAAGCACAAGAACTTAATACTAAAAATAAAAGTAACGAGTTAAGTGCTATCAATAATTATATTGATAAATTAGATAGCCAAGAAAAACAAGCCATATCTGCTTTGAAGATTGCTAAAGAAAACGGTAACATTGATGATGAGATAAAAGCACAAGATGAATTAGCTTCAGTAAAAGCTGAAACATTAGTAGCTCAACAATATAAAGTTGCAGCTGAATCTCAAATAGAAAAACCAAAAAAACAATCTTCAAATAATTCTAAAGAAAAACCTAGATCCGCAAATCCTTTAAATCCTTATGCACCAGCACCTGATCGAAAGGCTGTTGAATGGCAAAAGAGAAATAGATGGTTTGGGGGCAATGATAATACTTCTGATAGAATTATGACTCAAGCAGCATTAGTTATTCATAAAGAATTAACTGACGATGGTATTATTCCATCTAATGAATCTGATGAATATTATAATGAACTTGATGCTAGAATACGTACAGAATTTCCTGAACGATTCAAGCAGAAGAATGTTAATAAGGTTCCGACAGTCGTAGGGGGATCACGTGCAAACCCTGGTAGTTCCAAGATTAAGCTAAGTAAAACGGAAGTTGAGATGGCTAATAGACTTGGAGTTGACCTAAAAGAATATGCACGCCAAAAACAACGCCAGTTAAAGGCGGGAGGATAATATGACAAAAGCAACTCAAAGCAGTCGAAAAACACGGGCATCGACAACTCGTAAAAAAACTTGGACACCTCCTCAGAAGCTACAAACTCATGAAGCTCCTGAAGGAATGCATTATAGATGGGTAAGACATGAATTGTTTAACCAATCAGATGATGCTAATGTCAACAGTAGAATCCGACAAGGATACGAACCTGTTAAACCAGAAGAATTAGGTGACGGAAATGTTCCTGATATTTTGGATACGGGTAAACATGCTGGCACAGTCCGATCTGGGGATTTAATATTAATGAAAGTCCCTCAAGAAATAGTAGATCAAAGAACTGCCTATTATGATAATCAAAATAAAGTAATGGGACAGGCTTATGCTAGTGACTTGAAACAGGCAGGACAAGGTGACATGCGGGGCGTAGACGAATCAACTTCTACAGTTAGCTCTGGTAGTTCAAGAGAAACTAAGTTTGAAGACTAAATAATTAGACATATCTAGTTATATAGTTTTCTTAATATAATATAATAAACAATTAATTTTCTAAAGGAGGAAATTATGGCTGGATACGGTCTCTCACCATTGCATCACGCTGCAGGTGGACAAGTTCGGTTAAACAACTACACAGATATGAATGGTTACAGAATTGCTGCAACTGCTCCAAGTGCTTATTTTGAAGGCGACTTGGTTACTTACAGTTCAGGACTTCTTGTGACAGACATTGGCGGCGCATCTCCGGGTGCGGTCGTTGGTGCTTTCTGGGGAGCTGAATATCAGGACAACACAACAGGTGATGTAAAGTTCGTTCGTAGTATCGCAAATGGTACTGTGGCGAGCGCACAATATAAGGCATATGTTTATGATGATCCGTTTACAATTTTTAAAATTCAAGCAGATCAAGTAAGCACTGCATTAACAGCAGCGAACTCAACTGGAAAGCTAGTACAAATAGTAGCTTCTCCATCTGGTAACGCTTATACTCACAAATCAGGAATGGTAGCTGACTCTGATACAGTAGCAACTACTAACACTTTCCCACTATCAGTATATGGTAGTGCGCAAACTGATGGTGGTTATACTTCGGCTGGTACTACTATGGATATAGTAGTGAAAATCAACTCACACCAACACCTAAATGGCGCTACTGGCGTTACAGGTATATAATATCTAGGAGGATATAAAAAATGGCAATTACTAGAGGTCAAATCCTTAAAGAATTAGTACCTGGTTTAAACGCAATTTTCGGAACCGAGTACGCTCGTTACGAAAATGAACACGCAGTACTATTCGATGAGGAAACATCAAATAGAGCCTTTGAAGAAGAAGTTCTTTTCCCTGGATTCGGAGAAGCTTCAACTAAATTTGAAGGACAAGCAGTAAGCTACGGCAATACTGGTGAAGGGTATGTTTCTCGTTATACAAATGAAACTGTCGCTATGGCATTCTCAATTACTGAGGAAGCTATGGAAGACAATTTGTATGACAAGTTATCAACTCGATTAACAAAAGCATTAGCACGTTCAATGGCTTCTGCTAAACAAACTAAAGCTGCAAATGTATTTAACAATGCATTTAGTACATCTTATACAGGCGGCGATGGTCAACCATTAGTTTCAGGCTCGCATCCGCAAGCATATGGAACAAATGGATCTAACAAACCATCTTCTTATGCTGACTTGTCAGAGACATCTTTAGAAACTGGCTTGATTGATATCGCTGGTTACAAAGATGACAAAGGTGTTCCAATCGCAGCTCAAGGTCGTACGCTACATGTACCGAGACAATCGGTATTTATAGCAGAAAGACTAATGGCATCCCCATACAGACCAGGATCATCAGATAATGATGTGAATGCAGTTAAGTCTACTGGAATGCTACCAGGCGGATACTTTGTAAATCATAGATTTACAGATACAGATGCTTGGTTCATTAGAACTGACGCTCCTAATGGTACAAAGATGTTCACAAGAGCAGCTATTGCTACCAATATGGAAGGCGACTTTGAAACAGGAAACGTAAGATACAAATCCAGAGAAAGATATAGCTTCGGCTGGTCTGACTGGAGAGGTGTATACGGTTCTACAGGCGCATAATTAATTTAAGTAAGAGGGGCAGAAATGCCTCTCTTGCTTTTATTAAACTCTTGGATTAAACAAATTCTACTGGCTGGCCAAGCAGACTTTATAGAGACAGTAGGAACATTATAGGGGCTATAACCCCTAAAGGATTAAAAAATGGCGAACTCGACTTTTAACGGCCCAGTCAGATCAGAAAATGGTTTTGAACAAATCACTAAAGCATCTGGTACTGGTACCGTAACAACTAACTTTGATATCGATTCAAGTGGTAACGTATCAGGTACTGGTACTATGAAAATGACTGGTGCTACTAACTTTCTTAGAGATTATGAATCAATTACAGATGCTACTAAAACTTTAACGTCTGCAGATTCAGGAACAGCTTTTGGTTTTAATAGAGCAGCAGGTATTGTAGTAACTTTACCTACACCAGCAGCAGGTATTCACTATGAATTTTTTGTAGAGACTACTTTCACAGGAGCAGGACAAATTAAATGTGCTACAACTGATGGAACTGATGGTTTCTTAGGAACAGCTTTCTTGTTTGATACAGGAGAGATTGGTGAAACTGATAACTTCCACCCAGCATCATCTAATGATGTTATCGATTTAGGTGCGGTTGAACAAGGTTGGTTAACTGGTGGTTTCATTAGACTTACAGGAGTGAATACAACAACATGGTTTGTTGAAGCATTCTTGATGGGTGATGGAACACTAGCAACACCTTTTACAGATTCGTAAGAATCATAATAATAATTAATGGGGGCCTTCGGGCCCTCATGTTTCTTAATTAAGGAGGGA